ATGGAAGGATATGACGATCAAACTAAAGATTTAGCTATTTCTGTTAACTATGCGATGGCAACTCAACCAGGTAATAAAGTTTATTATGTAGAACCAGCTTCTAGTGCATTTGAAGCTCAATCTGCTGAGATAAAAGAATTACAGATGCAAATGGCAACTCTTGGTATTAGTACTTTGAGTCAGCAAAAATTTGTAGCTGAATCTGCTGATGCAAGAAGATTAGACCGTGTTGATACTAATTCAATGCTTGCGATGGTTTCTATGGAATTAGAACAGAAGTTGCAAAAAGCATTTAATTTATCTGCCGAATATGTTGGAATCGAACCACCAGAGGTAAAGATTAGTAGAGACTTTGATATTGAAAGATTAATAGGACAGGATATTACAGCATTAACCTCCTTGTTCGACCAACAAGTTATTGATAGAGAAGAGTTCAGAGATATTTTGGTGCAAGGTGAAGTCTTACCTAGTGCTAATGAGGTCAAATCTGAATAGTTTGTTAGAATTAGGAGCAAATACATGAAAAGTATGTCTAAACACATTGATTATGTTCAGCAATCAGATGGAACATACAAATGGGAGATGGCAGAGATCCCTGCTGTCAAATCCTCTCAACCTGTAAAGGAAGAGAAGAAAAAACCTACATCTAAAAAAACTACAACTACAACAAAAGAATAATTTATGGCAATCGAAGAAAAAGTCATTCAGCCTGAGTCTGTGACCAACGCTGAACAGCCCGTGGCTGAAACTCCTTCACAACCACAAGCAACACCAACCGCACCAAATCTTGATTCTGTTAAAGCAGAATATGAAGCAAAAGTAGCTGCTCTGCAAAAACAAATAGCAGAAAGCGAAGAAAAATTTAAAGGTGCAAAATCTAAATTAGATGAAGTTTATAAGAAAAAAGAAGCTGAACGCACCAAACAACTAGAAGATCAAGGACAATGGAAAACTCTTTGGGAGGAAGCAAATAAAACTGCTCAGGAAAAAGATCAACAGATTTCTACTTTGTCTCAACAGTTGCAGGACATGAAAACTTCAAACGAAGTTGCTTCAACTAAAACCACAGCACTTGCAGCTATAAGTAATCTTGGAGCTATTAACGCAGAACAAACTCTATCACTGCTTCAAGATAAGTTACAAAAGAATAGTGAAGGGAAAGTTGTAATTATTAATGGTGGTGTAGAACAGGATCTCACTGCATATCTCAGTAGTCTCAAAAACCCTGGCAGTGGTTGGGAACATCACTTCAAACCAAGCTCTGCTGCTGGTATGGGTGCAAAGCCTAGTCCTATATCAAATGTGTCAGGTGGAACAGATAACCCCTGGAACACTGGCAATTTGACGCAACAGCTTATAATGGAGAATGAGAACCCTGAACTCGCAGCCGTGCTGAAGAGAGAGGCTCAGAAAAAATAGTTAGTTTCCGTGAAACTAATGCCCTTATCCGTGATTAGGGTATCGCAAAAAAATTAAAAGGTAATCTGAATGGCTGCTCCGTTTCAGAATTACTCTGGCGGTGTCCTATTAGCGGATGTCGTTAAGAGAAATAATTTTAGTACTTACGTTTCAGAAGCTATCAAAGAGCGTAGTGCTTTTATCAAATCTGGTGCTATTACTCGTAACGCATTATTAGATGCAAGCGAAGGTGGTACAAGAATCCAAGTTCCAGAGTTCAACCCAATCGCTCCAACAGAAGAAATTCTTACTGGTGCTGCAAACTGGGGAACATCTACTGCTGGTTACTTAACACCACAGAAAATTGGTACTGCAACACAGGTTGCAACAATCTGCCATAGAGCATTTGCTTATGCTGTAGATGATGTTGCTATCTTGGCTGCTGGTGAAGATCCAATGGGTCACATCAGAAACCAACTTGCAGATGCTATCAACAAATTAAACAACGCTAGATTGTTCTCACATTTAGCTGGTTTATTTGGAACTGCATTAGCAGCAAACAAATTAGACGTAGCAAAAGCTGGTGCTAGTGCTACTGAAGCAAACTTCTTAACAGCTTCTACAATCGCAAGAGCTAGAAACTTGTTAGGTGAAAGAGGAGAGGATCTCGATATTCTTATCGTTCACCCATCTGTTGCTTACTACCTATATCAGGTTGGTATGCTTACATTCTCTACTTCTGCATTATCAACTGGAACTGGCATCCAATGGGGTGGCGGTGGTGTTGGTATCAGTGATAGAGCCGTTGGAGAATTTGCTGGTTGCACAGTTGTTGTTGACTCTGCTGTTAACACAGTTGCACCATCTAGTTCTTCAGGTCATCAGGTATTCTTTCTAAGCAAGATGTTATGTCAGTTGATTATCACAGTGCTTATCACGTTATGGGTACTAAGTGGAATGATGCTGCTGACAACCCAACCAATGCAAACTTAGCTACAGCTAACAAGTGGGCTATCACATATGATGCTGATTTAATACCATTGGTTCAGTTAACAGTTAACACACCTCTTGATACTTCAACATATTAATCGTAAGATTATTATTGTCGGTCATAACGAAACCTCATCAATTATTGGTGGGGTTTTTTCTTTACGCTACAATAAAACTAAATTTAATTATTAAACGTGGCAGCTACTATAACAGCAACATTATCAAGTGCAACTGCAAATAGCTATGTCACTTTGGCAGAAGCTAATGATTACTTTGAAACTGTTCCAGATTCAACTACTTGGACAAATAAGACAGATGATCAAAAGAATAGATCATTAATAGCAGCTACAAGATGGATTGATAGTTTTGTATTTTTTGGTGATAGATGTGATGCAGGACAGGCATTGAAGTTTCCTAGAAATAATTACCAGGTGGATGATGTTGAATTATCTTGTACTGTAATACCAAATAATATTAAATATGCACAATTTGAATTAGCTAGAGCATTAGCGAATGATCCTGATGCGATGACAGGAAATGTAGGAACAAATGGAAATATTGCTGAAGCTAAATTAGGTGATCTACAGGTTAAATATAATACGAATAGTCAGGGTTCTGGTTCTGTAAATAATATTATGGATGTTTATCCGTGGTTACAAAGTTATCTTGGATCGTACATGATTGGTGGTGCTGGTAGTTTTCAGATGAGAGTGGTGAGAGGATAATATGTCATTAATTGATAGTACTTTTAAAGCCTTACCAGAACAGCTATTAAATAGTTTTGGTATCAATGTGACTTATATTAAGTCGGCATCTTCTCAAACTTATGATACTGATGCTGGAACTGTAAGTGGATCAGATACAAACGTTTCTTTAAAGGCGATTATAAGTAATGTATCTGGATCGGTTTATGAAGGTACAAGTCAGTCAGATGATTTAAAGATAATTTTTGGTAATAAAGAGTTGGGAACATATTATCCAAAAGTTAAAGATAGGATTCAATATGCTCAAGATGGTGTTAATAAGGTTGCAAGAATTATTAGTATAAATACATCAAGAGGAGATAATCCTATTTTGCACACAGTCATAGCGAGGCCACAATAATGGCTAGATCAAGAAATGAATTACCCGAATTACAAGCAGAACTTAAAAAATTTACTTCTGCGATTGTAAATCAAGGAATGGGAGGTGCAGCCGAAAGAACGGTAAGAACATTACAACTTATTGGGCCTTCATGGACAGGTTTATATTCAAATTCTTGGCAAATAGAAATATTAGATAAAAAGTCTACAGGAACTAGAAGGAGAGGTGAAGCAAAACCAATTAAAAGTCCAAAAATACATGGAAATAGTTTAAAATCAAATAAATCAGTTAAATGTTCAATAGTAAATTTAGCTAGAAGCAGAGGTTATGCACAAGATGAAAGGTTAGGTAGGTTTAGACGAGGAAAAGCTGGAAATAAGAATATAGAAGATAAACCTTTCACACAGCAAGGTCAGACTAATTTAAGATTTGAAGATACAAGTAGATTAAATCCAGGCTATCGAGGAGATATTGGTGGAACTCCTGGTGG